GCTGGAGACATCCTGCGCGACTTCTCGCGGCAGCTCCCCGAGTAGCAGCCTGGCCTTCATGCGACCGCCGGGCCGTCGTCGCCGGTGTGTGTCGGAAACTTCGGCGGGCGCGGGGACGCAGCGGTCGCCCTCATGGGGAAACCGACCTCGCGGGCCAGCAGGACGGCGGCCCTCGCCGAATTGCACGAGCGGCAGCGAACCACCAGCGGGCCATCCTCGGGGCCGCCGCGGCCGACCTCGACGACGTGGTCGGCGGTCAGGTCGGCCGAGGGGTGGGCGGGGCGGCCCGGGCGCTCGTGGAACCCTGGGCACCAGTCGCCGTAGCGGGCGCGGTGCTCGGCCACGGCCTCGCGGCGTCGCCTGGTCTCGGCGGCCGTCTTGTACTCGGGCCGCCGCGCTGCCTTGGCGCGCTCGCGTAAGGCCTCGCAGCGCGGGCAGCGTGAGCGCCAGCGGCCCAGCTTGCCGCAGTCCAGGCACGCGCGGCGCAGCGCCATCGGCTACCGCCGCATCATGAGCGCGACGCGGGTGAGCAGCGGCAGCCCACGCGTGTCCTCGGCGCCACGTACCGCGGCGACCTCGGCGCCGACGTACGCGGCCCGCCTGACGATGGCGATGTGGTCGAGCGCGGCCCGAGTGCGGGTGACGCGGCGGCGGTCGGCCGACCAGCGCGACCCGCCGGCCACTTCCATGAACCCGACGGAGAGCCCGAGCGGCACGCCGTCGCGGGCCAGCTCCAGCACCTCGTCGCCGAGCGCGGTCCTGCTCACGCGCCAGCTACCCCAGGCGGCCTCGGCGCGCTCGTCGATCGAGAGCGTCACGCCGATGGGCAGCGTGCCGGCGTCGCGGGGGTGGGTGGCGGTGAGCGGCACCCTGGCGGGGTCGACGTCGGCCAAGGCGCCGCGCTCGAACACTTCGGTGACCAGCCGGCCGCGGTCGAGCACGCGGGCCTCGACGCCCCACGGCAGCAGCGGGCCCTCTAGGGTCCGGCCGTCGCCGTCGTCACGGACGGCCAGGGTCGCCTCGAACGCGCGGATGAGTACGTCGGTCATGCGACTGCACCACCTTCGGCCGGCGGCAGCGGCGGCCGGTCCTCTAGTTCGCGGACTTCGGCCAGCGTCAGGAAGCCAGCGCGCAGGCCAATCTCGTGGGCTTCGTAGCGGGTCTTCAGGTCGACGCGGACGATGGCGTCGGGGTTGAACTTCACCGTGAGCCGCCGCGGCAGCAGCGCCGAGATGGCGTTCTCAAGCCTGACCAGCCACGGCCGCACGGCGTAGGTGAGCAGGTCGAGCGAGCGCAGCTCGGGGCTGGTGTAGGCCATGTGCCCGGCGGTCTCGCCGGCGACCATCTCGGGCGGGACGCCGTAGAACCGGGCGATGGTGGCGACGTTCGCCTTCGTCGTCTCAAGGAATTGGCTCTCTTCCGGCGCGATGCTGATGGGCTGGAACTTCGCGCCGTCGCCGAGCACGGCGATGCGGCGGCGGCCCTTGTGGCGGGCGTCCCAGCGGTCGCGCAGCGCTTCGGCCTGCTCGGTGTTGATGCGCTGGTCTGACGTGAGCACACCTTGCGGCGTGGCGCCGTCGCCGAACCACCGCGAGCCGAACCGCTCGGCGGCCAGTCCCAATCCGACGGCTTGCCGCGCATGCTGAATCGGGCTCAGCCCGACGACCGAGCCGGGGAACACGTAGGCGCGGACGTGCCAGACGTCGGCCGGGTCCAGCTCGGTGCCGTTCAGCCGGTAGGTGACCATGCCGTCGCCGTTGACGCTCACGCCGACGCGGTCAGGGTGCAGCAGCTCGACCTGCGCCGGCAGCAGCCCGGCGCCCGAGCGGGCGACGACGCGGCCGTAGCAGTTGCCCGCGACCAGCAGCGAGACCATGGCGCCGTACAGCCAGTCCGGCAGCGACATGCCAGCGGCCGGCGAGCGCAGCAGCGGCGGTAGGTCGGGCAGCGGGTCGCGCTCGCCGCGGCGGTAGGCATGCACGGGCAAGGTCGAGACGGCGTCGCTCAACAACCGGATGCACGCCCATACCGCGGACAGTCGCATGGCCGAGTCGGTGGTGACCGGCTCGCCGGCCGCGGTCGGCGTGCCCTGGTCGGCGAGTAGCTGTTCGAGCGTGAGCTGCTCGCGCTGCTCGACCCGGCGCCACACCCACCGGTCCCACCAGCTCACGGCGGCCTACCGCTTGCGGGGCTTGGGCTCGCGTGGCCGCCGGGGAAGCGCGGCCAGCTCGGCCGGGATGACGTCGCCCTTGGCGACCAGGGTGGTGCAGCCGGGGCCCAGGTCCTCGCGCTCGATGAGCAGGTCCTCGGCGGCCCGCTCGGGCTCGGCCATCAGGTCCTCACGCCGGTGTCGACCACGAACGCGGTCGGCTGTGCGAGCTGGATATCGGCGCGCAGGTAGCTGAGAAACGCGTAGCTCAACGTGTCGGCGATGTACCGCTCGCGCAGGAACAAGAGCTGGAAATCGGTCTTGATGCCGACCATCAGGTTCGACCAGTCGGCCGTGTAGATTTCCGAGCAGTCGGTGCTCGTGCCCACCGTCAAGTTGATAGGGACTTGCTTGGTGTTCAGCCGCGGGATGGCGGCCAGCCCGGCCGGCGGCGCCATGTAGGCGTTCGTCGTCGCTTCCTTCAGCTTGCTCAGCGACGTGGCCGTGCGCGGCGCCTGAATCTGCGCGTTGGGCTCGAAGTTGGCCGCCCGCACCGCGCCGACCGCGTCCAGGTGGAAGTCGTAGTTGGTGATGAGCGCGCCGTTGGCGCCGTGGGTGGTGAGCGTCACGCCGGTCTGGTTGACCACGCCGCGGGGCTCGGGCGGGGTGCCGCTGCCGCGCAATGCGACCCGGTCCAATTCGAGCGCCATCTGCGCGGCGAAGCTGCGCGCGATGACGTCTTCGCTGGACGGGTCGGCATCCTCGAACAGCTCGACCGACAGCGTCACCACGCGGGTGAGCGTCCGGGCGGTGAACGTGACCGCATCGAACGCCAGGTCGCCGGTGGCGGTGATGGCGGCGCCTTCGGACTTCCACCCGGGGGTGCTCTCGCCGGTGAGCCGGGCCAGCTTCAGGGTGGCTGCGGTCATCGGGACGGTGATGGCGCCGGCCTGGAACACGCGGGTGGCGTTGCGGGCCAGGTCGATGACGCGGGCGGACAGCGGCGTCGGCACCAGGTGGCCGCCGGCGGTCGCCGTGCCCTCGCTCATGGCGCGCTCGTGCTCGGCGCCGTCCCAGTTGCCGGTGGCGATGCCTTTCAGCCAGCGGTCGAACGACGGTGGCCGCTCGTCGGCGGGCGGCTCGAACATTCCGCGCTGCTGGCACCAGTCGTAGACGCTCTGCTCTCTGGTCAGGATGGGCTCGTCCGGCAGCCGCGGGCCAGCGGGGCGGCGGGTCGCCGCGGCGCGCAGCTCGGCCAGCTCGCGGTCGCGCAGCTCGTCGAGCTGGTCGTCGGCCTCGCGCTGCTCGACGACGCGGGCCTGGTACTCGGCCAGCTCCTCGGCCGATAGGTCGCGCTGCTCGGCGGCAGCGCGTTCGAGAACCTGGTCGGCAGCCGTGCGGGCCGCGGTGCGCTTGGCGCGCAGGTCTTCGAGTAGGGTCGCCACGGCGGCGGTACCTCTCTTCCCACGGACTCGGGAGTTTGCGAGAAGTGTACCGCGCGGCTAGTTTGAGCTCGGTACGCCGCCGCGGCCGTAGGCCATGTACCGCAGCCAGTCGCGGGCGGCGTGCACGATCGAGTTGCCGGCGGCGACCAGATATATGTCGTGGCGGTCGCCCGAGATGGCGACGCGGCCCTCGGTGGCGAGTTGGTCGAGCGCGTCGGCGGCGGTCTGCTCGTCGGCGCCGGTCTGGCTGGCGATGGTGCGGACGGCCAGGTAGCAGAGCAAGGACCGCTCCCGGTCGGTCAACCCGCTCGGGCTACCGTGGACCTCGCTGAGGTACTCGCTCAAGGCGACCTCCCCAGGTCGGGCCAGCGGGCGACCTCGGCCGGGACGTCAGCCCCCGAGTTGAGGCTAGGCCTGGGGCGGTGCTGCATCCGGGGCGCCACCGATCCGTGGCGCGACCATCGGTGCGTTGACCCAGAAACCGGCTTCCTCCGTCACCCCGCCGACGGTGACACGCCAGATGAACCTGCGTCGCGCAGCGTCGATCCTGATGGTGCCTTGGGCGAGATCGACTAAGGCTGTCGTCATCCCTGGAGTACCGTTCGGTGCGGTGGGTACCGATGGGATCGCGATCTCCTGCTCAATGCGAACCGGTTGCGGCCCCGTCGGCGTCAGGAAGTGAGCGGGCTGCGATTCATCGTTCACGAGCTCGATCACCATCTGGTGGGGACGATTCAGTTCGGCCCACGTGCCCTCGACGAACACTGCTAGAGCTTGAGCCGGCAGGGTGTATCCACCCTCAGCCAGCGGGATAGCCGTGGTGTACGTCCAGCCGGCATTGAGAAGATTCGCGGCACTACCCATTGGACGCCCGGTGTCAGCGATAATGGGATGGATCTTCACGCTTGGACGAATTCACGCCGTTGGCTTCCAAGCCCCGTCAAGGTGCGGAGGGATCGGGTCACCAGAATGAAGTGCCGCGACGAGAGGATCTGGCCAGCAGCGTCCGACGATGGGGCTGTTATCCCCTTCGTCCCGGTCTCGAAGATCGCAACGATCTTGTCCACCGGCTCATCTTCCTCATAGAACCCGGAACCACTGCCCGTCTCTGTCATAGCCATCACGCCCCCAGTGGTGTCCCTAGACCTCTCATCGTAGGCGATAAGCGCTACCAAGGTCGAACACTTCCCCGAAGGGATCATCGGCTGGGTAGAGGACGACCAGTACCCTGTGTCCTCGAATGAAGGTCTCGACGATCGCCCTTCGTCCCCGGTCATCATCGTCATTCCACACGAACGTCAGCCCTCGGACGCACTCCACCGCGCCTCGGACCTCATCGGCTTGTAGACCGTGCTGAGTTGAGATCTTGTGCGCTGTCGCATCGCTGATCCTCAACCGCGCCACCCAGATCGTTTCAGCCATGGCTCTTCACTAACGGTGTCCCAAGTGTCCCATTGTCCCATTGCCTGGTTAGAGGTCCTCATCGGGGGACGGCGGTGTCCCGTTGGCCCCTTGCTCACCCTCGCTGACCTGCGAATGGGACAATGGGACACTTGGGACAGTGGTGTAGAGCCCGCGGGATAGCCGGAGCAGGCGGCCCGAATCGGCCAAGCGCTTCAGGTAGCGGCGGGCGTCCTTGCCGAACTTCTCCTCGACCTGGGCGATCGTCACGCGAGGCGGGTTATCGGCGACGAACGCGATGATCTCCGCGGAGCGATCGCCGAGCCCGGCGCTTTGGCGCGCCTGGCGTGCGCGGGACGCGGCCTCGTCGAGGTCGGCGCCATCGAGGTCCCAGAGGAACCCGCCGGCGAACTGGAGTGCGTACTCGCCCTCGGGGACGTCGCGGCCGGTGACCTTGAGCAGCCCGCTGATCTCGTGCCGCGAGCGGGTGAGCACGATCACCGTGTCGGCCGCGCCAGCTAGGCCGTGGGTGCCGGAGACGGAGTCCACGAAGTCGTCGGCGCTCGCCTTGCGATCGTGGTGGTTGACGAGCAGAGTCATGCCGGTGTGCTCGTCGGCGATCCGCTTGAGGGTCGTCCCGACGCGGTAGTCGCGTTGGTAGCTGGACTCGCCGAGCAAGGCGGGCGGCATGACCTTCCCGAGAGTGTCGAGGATCACCAAGGGCGGCGCGCCGTGTTGCAGGTCGAGCCACGAGGCGATCGTACCGACGATGCGGCCCTGTTCGACCCTGATTAGGTACTCGAACTCGCGGGGGATCGGATCACCGTGGAGCAGCTTACGGCAGCGGTCCTGAAGGCGTCGGTCGCCGTCCTCCAAGGCCAAGTACAGCACCGGCCGCTGCGTGACGGCGATGCTGAGCGCCCGGCCGCCGGTAGCGGCGGCCAGCGCGACGGTCAGGACGAGCCAGCTCTTGCCGATCTTGGGCGGTCCGACCAGCAAGACGGACCCCTCCGGGATCACGCCCGGAACAGCGTAGGCCAGCGGCGGGAAGTGCTGCGCGTCCAGCCAGGCGCCATCGCGGAGACCGGCGAGCAGAGGCGCACCGTCGGGTGTGCCATGGTCGGGCGGGTCGTAGACGATGCCGCTCATCGCCGGGCCGCCTTGCGCAGCTCGGCCAGCTCGTGCTCGACGGCGGCCAGCCGGACGAGGATCTCCCCGGCGAGCAACCACAGGGTGCGCAGGTCGGGGAGGCTCTCGACCCGGCTACGAGCCTCGGCCACCAGGCCGTCGATCTCCTCCACCTTGGCGCCGATGAAGGCGCCAACCAGCTCGCCGATGCGTTGACGGTCGTTGTGGTCGGGTATGCTCATCTCGGTCCTGCTATCGGGGCGGGGTCTAGGTATCGAGGCCGGGTCGCTCGCGGCGGGGCGCCCGGCTTCGGCCGTTATCGGGCACGGACGGCGGGCTCTTGCTCTTGCGCCTTGAGCCATGCCTCCACGTCGCGCGCCCGGTAGCGCACGGTGGCGCCGACCTTCAGGTACCTCGGGCCGATGCCCAAGTAGCGCCACTGGCGGAGCGTCCGGGGCGGCTTGCCGAACATCTCCGCGACCTGCGCCTCGCTCATCAACGGCTCCACCGTGCGTCTCCCTTCGTCTCCAGTGGGTCTGGCATGACGGGACTGTGCCATGTGTGGGGCAGTCTTGACAAGCTTGTCTCGCGGCGTCACAGTGGCGCCATGGACAAGCCGCTGAAGCAGTCGAAGCTCATCCGGTTCGGGCCGCGCATGGCCGTCTGGTCGCCGTTCACCTACCGCTCGCCGGTCTCGTTTCGCATGGACGGGAAGGAGCAGCTTTACGACGTCGAGGCTGAGGTCGTCTTCGAAGAGGGCCGCCTCATCTGCGACCGGCTCACCGTCGCCCGCCGCGAGGATGGGCCGCCGGTCACCACCGAAGGGCTCCGCCGGATCGCCGTCGCCACGCTGCTGCACGTTG